ATGAATGTAAAGAGATATGTACATGGTAAAGCTACTTGGGAACCTATCGAAGTTACTCTTTACGACCCTGTTGTTCCATCAGCAGCACAAGGTGTTATGGAATGGATTAGATTACATCACGAATCAGTAACAGGTAGAGATGGATATTCAGATTTTTATAAAAAAGATATTGGGTTTCAAGTGTTAGGTCCAGTAGGTGATGTTGTTGAAGAATGGCTACTAAAGGGTACTTTTATCCAAGCAGCTAACTTTAATGATTTAGACTTTTCGTCAAGTGAACCTGTTGACATAAATCTAACATTAAGATACGATTACGCAATACTTCAATTCTAAGGAGTAAAATGAATATTAAACCCTTGATAAAAAATATTGAGGGTTTTTTATTCTTTATATATATTTATATATGAATTAGTTATGAGGTTATATGAAATCATTTGATGAAATAATTGAAAAAGTTTTAGAACACGAAGGTGGTTATGTAAATGACCCTACAGATTTAGGTGGTGAAACAAAATATGGTATCACTAAAAGGTTTTATCCAGACGTTGATATTAAAAATCTTACTATAGAACAAGCAAAAAAAATCTACAAAAACGACTATTGGGATAAAAATCGTATAGAATCAGTTCCTCAGGAATTATGGCATATATTTTTTGATATGTGTGTAAATATGGGAAGACGTACAGCAGTAAAAATATTACAGAGAGCTGCTAATAGTACAGGAAAAGGAATTGAAGTAGATGGTGGTTTAGGACCTAAAACTTGTAAAGCTCTTAATGGTGTAAATATTGAAAGAGTTAGAGCATATAGAGTAAAGTATTATGTTGATTTAATTAATAAAAAACCTGAACAAGAGAAATTTTATTTCGGATGGTTCAGAAGAGCCTTGGAGGTATAAAATGGCAACAGACAAATTATATAATGATATAAAAGAACTTTTTACTGAATTTGAAGAAAATCATGCAATATTTTCAGAAAAAGGTAATAAAGCAGCTGGTGGTAGAGCAAGAAAAGCTATCGGTGAAATAAAAAAATTAGTTACAGACTACAGAAAAGCTTCAGTATCTGAATCAAAATCATAGGAGGCAAAAATGCCAGAACAAGAAAAACAATCGAAGTTTCCAAGTGAAATCGTAGACTTACCTAGTGGTGGTAAGATTTATGGAAAAGAATCACCATTATATGATGGTAAGATAGAAATTAAATATATGACAGCTAAAGAAGAGGATATCCTTACTTCTACTAACTTGATAAAAAAAGGTGCTGCTCTTGAAAAATTAATGAATTCTTTAATCATTACACCAGGTGTGAACATTAATGATTTAGTTCTTGGAGATAAAAATGCAATAATGGTAGCCATAAGAATACTAGCATATGGTCCACAATATCAAGTTAATGTTACTAATCCAAATAATACTGATGAATCTATGGATTATGAATTTAATTTAGCAGATTGTCCTTTTAAAGAAAAACCAAAAGATGTTGAATATTTAAAAAATGAATTTGATTTTGATTTACCAGTTTCAAAACACAAAATTAAATTCAAACTTTTAACAGGTATTGAAGAAGAATTAATCGTTAAAGAATTAGAGGCAAAGAAAAAACTAGGTTCTTTGATTGATTCAACAATTACAACAAGACTAAAATATATCATAACAAATTACAATGGTGTTACTGATAAAATGGAAATAGGTCATAATGTTGAAAATATGTTAGCTAAAGATTCTTTATCACTAAGAAATGAAATTACAAGAATTTCTCCAGATATAGATTTAAAACAGGAAGTAGAGTTTCCAGGAGGTGATACGGTCGAGGTAGATATACCACTGACCGTTGGGTTTTTTTGGCCTAGCTCCTAAAGACAAGCCTCAAATACACGAGTCTATATTTACATTATGTCACTATGGTAATGGTTTTAACTTTAGTGAAGTTTATGAAATGCCTACTTATTTAAGAAACTGGTATCTTCAAAAACTAGCTGATGTAAGAGAAGCAGAACTAAATGCACAAAAGAAAGCTATGAAAAAAGGTACTCAGATTCATAGACCATCTTTCGAAAAATCTAGATAAATTTTGATTTTTTAATATTTATAATAGAACAATAATGGTTTTATTACAATAAATTTGTTCTATGGAGATTAAAATCAATGCCATCATCAAATGAGATAAAAAGACAAAATCAGTTATTAAAACAACAACAGGATATTTTACAAAGTATTCAAAGTACAATAACTGGTGCTACAGCTCAGGCAAATAGTCTAAGTAGGGCTATGCAAACAGCAGTCAGTCACGCTACTCAACTTGGTGGTGATATGAGTGAAACTGCAAGAAATACAAATGAAGCAGCTGACCATGCACAAGAGTTAGGTTCAAATTTAAAAGATGCAGCTGATAGTGGTATTTCAGCTATGCAAAGATTTGGTTCATCTATGGGACAAAGTATGCAACAAGCTGCAGATACTGGTTTTCATACAATTACACAGACAATGGGAGCCATCGGTGAAGTGACAAGAAGTTTCTTTTCTTTCCAAATATTAGCTGGTTTTTCAGCTTTATTCACAATGGTGTTATCAAACTTTGAAAAAACAACTGCAGAGTTGAGGGCACAATTAGGAACGGTATTTACAGCCCCAGAAGTAAACAATAATTTAAATCAATTTTTTAGTACTTTTGAACATCAGATAATATCGTCAGGTCTTTCATTTGAAGAAGTTGTAAATAATGCACAAATATTTTCATCTGAATTTGGTGTTGGTGTATCTAGGTCAGCTGAATTAGCATTCAATATAGTGGATGGTTCTAAAGCATTAGGTGTATCTGCTGACATAATGACTAGAATTGTTGGAGGATTTAATTTAGCATTTAATATATCAACTGACCAAGCACAAGTTTTATCTGAACAAGTTGGTATGTTGGCAGCAATGAACGATGTCGCACCAAGAGCTGTATTACAGGATATAGCTGAGTCTACAGAAGATATGGCCAGATTTTCAGCTGGTGGTGTCAAAAACTTTATTAAAACAGCAATACAGGCAAGAAAATTAGGTTTGAGTATAAAAGATGTTGCCAACACAATGAATGGTTTATTGAATTTTGAAGATTCATTGAATAAAGAATTACAAGCTTCTGTTATGTTAGGAAGAAGACTTAACTTAAATGAAGCAAGAAGAGCAGCTTTTGCAGGAGATACTGCAGGAGCAATGGAAGCTATAGCATCACAACTTGAAGGTGTTGATTTAGAAGGGTTGTCTCCTTTACAATTACAAGCAGTAGCAGAAGCAGCTAATATGTCAGTATCACAAATTATGAAATTGACAAAAGGTGCAAGTCAGTTAGGTGATGTTGGTACTGATGGTATGGAATCCTTTGATACAGCGATATTGAATGCAAGAGATGCTATGACTCAAATGAATCAACTAACAGCTGATTTTGATGCTACAATGAGAAGTGAAGCAAATAAAAATGGATTAGAATTTTTCAAATCTGTTCAAAGTGTATTTGACCAAGTTATGAAAACAGGATTTTTTGAGAAAGCAATAGAATTTTTTACAAGTGCTCAAAAAGCTATAAAAGGTATTGTAGGAGTTGTGTTTGGTGAATTACCTTTAATTGATGAAGCAACAGGAAAATTAGTTCATCATACTACAGAAACTAGAGATATTATGGACGATGTAGGTAATAAAATAGGTGAAGAAACATTTGAAAAACCTGCAACAAAAGCAGCTGCCATAATTTATTGAAAAACATAGCAAAACAATTCATAAATGCAACTTTAAAATTATTTGGATTCGATACAACGGTCGATGAAGTGTTTAAAAGTATAAGTGAATATTTTACTCATAGAGATGGTAAAAAAATGTTTGGATTCTTTGAAGGTGTATTTGAAAGAATAAAAGATTTATTTAAAAACATAGGTGAAAAATTAGGAATCAAAGAAGGAATGTTTTCCAATTTATTTGGAGGAAAGTTATTTTCAGGTAAAGGGATTACGGAATCTATACAAGAAAAAATTAAAGAAGTTGATTTAACAAAAGTCATAAAAGGTTTTACACCTACAGATGCTGAAGGTGGTTTATTTAAGTTAAGTGATTTTATAAATTTTGATTTAGGTACAGCTTTTGAAAAACTTACTAAAGGTGACCCAGCAGAGATAAAAGAAAAAATCACTACATTTTTAAAAAATAATTTACCCTCAATTGAAGATATGTTTGGTAAATTAAACTTTACAACATTAAAAGAAAAGTTTTTAAAATCTCAAAAAGAAATGAAAGAAGAAGCAGAGGCACAAGGAAAAGAATTTGTAACAGGTCAAGATTTTGCTTCAACGGTGTTGGGATTAGAACCTGGTAAATTAACTACAGCAGTAAGTGACGAATTAACTCGAATGTCTGCAGACCCAGGTATTACAACTGCCATTGAAGACTTTAAAGGTAAATTTGGTATCACAAAAGCACTAACTATTGCAGAAGATTTTAAAACAATAATTGAAGAGGCAACTAATGCAGAAAGTGGATTAGTAGCAGGTATAGATAATGTTATAAATGGACCTGCAGGATTAGGTTTAACATTACAAACTGCTATAGACCATGCTTTTGAAAGATTAGATACAATAACTACAACAACAAAATTTAAATTATTTGACGGTCTCAAAATCAAACCTAGAGTTGAAACAGATGTGGAAGTTGGTGACAATAATGATAACAACACTAAAGTACAAAATGCTCAAAATAATGCATCAACAGCAACTAATACACATACTATGAAAACATTACTTGAAGAAAACAATAGATTATTAAATCGAATTTTAGATGGAATACCGGTGGTGCAAGGCTAATGGCAGGATTAAAAAACTTATCATCTCTTTTTGACACTTTACAAAGTAAAAATGTTGGTGCAGATTATATTGAAAACATTCATGCCAATGGTTTCACAATCAATCACCAACTTACAGATTTTTTAGGTATAGAAGGTTCAACATATACAAATCCAGGAACATTGTATGGAGAGACAGACCCTTCAATACAAAGTATACATGCTTCTCAACTTACTTTAAGTTCAGGATTTGTAACAGAACTTCAAGAAGGAGACGATACATTATTTCTTGGTATAGCAGGACCTAATTTTACAAATCCAGGTGACTTAGGATTTGAAAGTGGTCTAGATACAGGACCGGCAAATTACATTGAAAACATTCATGCCAACGGATTTCTTGCACTTGGACCAATCGAACAAGGTGTAGTATATACGACACAATTTATAGGTATCAGTCCAGAACAATATACTAATCCTGGTAAACTGGGATTCGGTGGTGAGAACGATACTGGTGAAGCAAATTATATTGATAACATACATATGAATGGTTTCACTACTATGAGAGCACCAGGTACAGGAGAATTATTTAATTCAGTTTCAGAATATATAGGAACAACTGAAGAACAATATATAAACCCTGGATTAAATCTAGGTTTAAATTATTTAGAAAACTATTCATCAGGTCCAGGTGTAAATTATATTGATAACAAACATATGAATGGTTTTACAAAGAACAGAGCACCAGGAGGAAGTGGTGGTGATGTAAGTGTAGGAGGAATATTTAATTCATTTTCAGAGTTTATTGGTATAAAAGAAGAACCAGTATTGAAATTTGAAAACACAGGTGATGCAGTTGGTATACATTATGAAATAGAATATGACCCAAAATTTGGAGCAACACCTCAAGGTATAGATGCTATAAATGGTTCAACTTATAATAGTGAAGGAAAAGAGTATGCATCTGGATTCACAAAAAGAATAGTTGATGTATTGAATGAAAACAATCAATTGTCAGAATTTCACATAGTGAATCAAGGAAACAACTATAGTCCTGATGTTAATGGTACTATTTTTGATGAAACAACACCAGGTTCAGGAGAAGATTTTAATTTTGAAAATACATATTCAAATGAAAATGGAGAGTTAATAACACCAGGATTGACATTTGAAGATTTTAATTTAGATGAAAATAAAATAGATAGAGGTTTTATAGTTGGTCCTGGTGATGATAGTTTTATTCCAATTACTGAATTAACTTTAGAAGATATTTATAATGCTCATATTGATAAAATAATTGACTTTGATACAAGTCAACCTAAAAAAGTAGTTGGTTCATCATATGACCCTGCAAGTAATGGTTTGTATGATAATGCAGGTGGGTATTTACCATTTACAGCTCAACGAGGTAATGAACCCTATATTCAAAGAGCAATAGGACAAAGAAATTCTTACATAGACACACATATAGAAGATGCATTACGATTAGGGAAATATCAAATTTCAAATGATGGAATAAAATATTTTGCATCTCAGACCGTATTTGGTTTAGCTGCTTATTTTAATAAACTTTCTGCTACAATTGGAGCAGAAGAAGCTTCAAAAAGAAGATTTGTTAGTGACGGGGGTAGCGGTCTTGGTTTAGGTGTAGGCACACAACAATTTCAATATTTATATAGTCCTCTTTCTTTATTTTCTTCAAGTGTACCTTATGTAAAAGTAAGATTTGCTAGAGCATTCCCACTCCAATTAAGCACATATACATCTAGAGAAGGTGGGTTACCATTAGCAGAAAATCAAAAAATAGCTAAAAAACCAGGTGGATTATTTTCAAGTGATAAATCTTATTTTGACGATGTAAATGGTCTCGATTGGCCAGAGTTTAACAATGAAGCTGGTGGAAGTGAATCTGAACAAATTACAACTTTAGGTGGTAATATTATTAACAACGTAAATAAATCAATTGATGGTGTACCAGTCAATGTAGAAGGTATTGTTGGTGATGAAATGACAATGGTACCAATAAAAACTATGGATGATGCAGCAGTTTCAAATCCAAACAATACTGCTGATATTCACAGCATTGAACACGGTTATCCATTTTATTTTAAAGATTTAAGAAACGATAAAATATTAGCATTTAGAGGATACATTGAAGATATAAATGAAAATGTAAATGCTAATTGGGGTGAAACACAATTTATTGGAAGAAGTGAACCAGTTTACACATATCAAAATTCTACGAGAGATTTAAATTTTACAATGAAACTATTTGCAAACAATCCAAGAGAGTTAGATAGAATATATGAAAAACTAGATTACTTAACAAATATAATGTATCCACAATATTTTAATGATGATAGTTTAGGATACACACGACCAAAACCTCCATTAACAAGATTAAGAATGGCAAATCTTTATGGAGGGGCTCCCGGAGGAAACGAATCACCAGAATATGTGAATGGTGTTTTGGGTTTTATTCAAAGTTTAAATTATACTTTTGAAGGTCCGTGGGAAAGTATACCCGGTGATGGGTATGTGGTTCCTAAATTTATAACAGCAAATATTAGTTATAAAATAATAAATGATAAAGTTCCAGGAATGGATGGTGATGGAAACAACAGACCATTATCTTCACACTATGGTTATAAATATGCAGGCGAGGATAATTACTAATGAGTAGATATAAAAATACAGAAAAAAGAAAAACAGAAGACGGTAAAATAGTTTATAGAAGCACATTATTTGATAATGTACCTGTGAGTGATAATGATATTTATATTATAACACAATATGGTGATAGACTAGATTTATTAGCACATCAATTTTATGGTGATGTTAACTTATGGTGGTATATTGCCAGAGCCAACAATGTATTTACTTTTAATGTACCTGAAAATATTCAACTCAGAATTCCTGGTTCTACACAATATGCACAAGGCACTTAAAAATGAGTTTTATAAGTAAAAGAGCTTTTGGTGCTGACTTACCTGAAGATGTCAAAAGAAAACTAAAAGTATTAGAAGAACAAGGGGCAGGTATTATTGGCCCTAACGAGAGTCAGGTAGGTCAAGATGTTACTGATATAGTTGGAGATAATTTTAGAGGTAACGCACACCTTAGTTCAAAAACACCTTTTGTTCGTATGTGGACTGCAGTATCAGTTGTTGAAAAAATTACACCTTCCGACACAATTCAAAATCCAGAACCAAGTGATTTCGAAAATATAGATGTGCATAGATTTAGATATGATTTAACTCCTGGTGATAATCCTAAACTAGAAGTAACAGAATTAGTAAGAACACCAAATGATAAATTAGGTAAAGTTTACACTCTAGGTACATATAATTTAACAACTGGAGACAGAGGTATAAATGAGTCAGTAGCATCAGACGACTTTGACCCAAATTCAATATTAGTATCTCAAAGAGAAAGATATACAGACACAGATTTTGCTAATCCTGATACAAGAAGATTAAGACCACCAGCTGGTATAACTGGCTTACGTTCTTCAACTAGAGGAGGTTCATATGGCCCTTTACAAGGTGTATTAAAAACTACGGTATCTTTTACGGTATTTGATTATGAAGAGTTTGAACAGATTTATTCTAGATATTTTTTAAGACCAGGTGCACAAGTTTTTGTAGATTTTGGATGGACAAGTAAAAAAAATTTTTCATTGTACAACCCAGAAGAAGTATTAGAACGTGAAATAAATAATCCTGGTTCGTATGATGAGATTATTTTTGGTAAATTACGAGAGGACGGTGCAGTTGAAAAAAACGGTCAATGGCAAAATAGTGATTATGATATACAATTCATAAGAGGTTTAGTAACAAATTGTAGAGCAGAGTTAGACCCAAGTTCTTTAGCATGGAATTGTGAAATAGAAATAATGTCAGAAAATGTATCTTTATCAAATCCAACATTAGTTGAAGATACTGCATTAGGTGTGGCAAAAGAACATTTACTTTCTAATATGGAATATAAAATTTTAGTGGGAGCTGCAGAATATTTGTTTCCAGAAAAATTTGAAGCTGGAAATAAATTATTTCCTAATATTAATATTACGACAACTGATGTAAAAAATTATGGTAAACTTTCACAAGAATTTGCAGCAGAGTTTTTAGGTAATAAAGATAAAAATACACCTAATCAATTAAATGTAGATTTAGGAATATATTGGAGAGGTAACTACAAAACTGATGAAAATGGAGAAAAAGTACCCTCTCATGGTCCTGGGGCAGTTTATGTATCTTGGGGTTGGTTTGAAGATAATATTTTAAACAAAGAATTTGGTCGAGGTAGTACATTTGATGTAGATACATTTAATTTACCAGGAACATCTGAAGACGGTAAACAAGTAAAATTTAGAACTTCAATAAACAACAGAACTTTTTGGAGTGAAACATTATATAAAAGACAGATTTTTACAGGTGAAAAATATCAAGATTTACCTTTTTTATTTCCTGATAATTGGGATTCTACATATAATACAAAAAGAATTCTTGGTAATGACCAATGGGAAAATCTTACATCAACATATAAACTTGCTAAATCAATACCAATTAGAGAAGTATTTATAAAATTGGAACTACTTAAAACTGCAATAAGAGAAGCAGACACATTGAACGAAATGTTTACATACATATCAAGAAAGATGCAAGAAGCCACTGGTAACAATTGGAACTGGCAAAAACAAGAACAAGATTTACAAGGATTTACATTAGGATATGTCGATATACTGCAGACATCAAAACAAAGTGAAGAAACATTAGACGTTTCTGAAATTTTAAATTTAAACAAAGAAGATTTATTTTCAAATTTATATGAATTTAATCCAGGTTCACCTTCAACTATAGTGAAAAATATGTCATTAAATATGAGTTATGGTGGTAGTGATTTAATTAGTAGTCAAGTTGCATTATCAGGTTTAGGTTCTACTGGGAATACTATTTTACCTGTAAGTGATTTAATTGAACAAGCACAATCAATGGAAATTATAAATCAGGCAGGTGATAGAGAAGGAAAAACAGAAGCATTTGAAGTAGAATTTGTACCTTCTAATAATATATCAGAATTGAAAAAAATTATAAAAAGTAATTTAGAAAAAAAATTAAGTGGTATTTCTAATCCTGATAATCAAGAACTTAAAGACTCAAGTTATTTATCAAGACATACAATATATGGTTCAACCAGTGCATTTACTTTTGACCAAACATTTTCTGGATATGAAACTTTAGAATTATTATCAAAAAAAAGTGCTGCTATAAAAACAGAAAAAAGTGTTCCAATTGTTAAACCCACTAGTACACCTACATTTGAATTTAAAGATGCTAAACGAGATTATATTAAAGATGGTAATAGTTATGCAAGTAGTGTTTTTGAATACTATACTGATACTTTCATAAAAGAAGCTGTTATATCAAAACCTACTATTATGAACTTTGATGTAAATTTACAATTGTATGGTATAAATGTATTTGTCGTTGGAGATATTTTTCAAATTAATCTTATACCTAAAAGAATAAGAAATTTAGTATATTTTCAAGTATACAACATAGAACATTCAGTTACACCTGGTGATTATACTACAACTTTAGGTTGTAAGATGTTGTTAAGACCTGATAAAAAAGAACCTATATATGGAAGTGGTTTGAATGAAACTGGACTTGTTATAGAACCAAAATGTCTTGCAACAGAATTTAAATTACAAGGTATAAGTAAAGTGTTACCCTTTTTATTATATGTTAAACCAGAGAATATTGAAGATGAGACTGAATTTGATTATGTGTTTCGTGCCAACACATTTAAAGGAGGAAACTCAGCAAAAATTTCTGAATTATTTGATACGTTTGATATAACTACAGAAACTGGTTTAGAAGAATCTAATACATATTTTGATGATATTGAATCAACACTCACACCACCAGCAGCATTATTTGAAGTTTCTACTGAAGAAGTTAAAACAATATCAAAACAATATTCATTCAAACCAGAAACAGATTATTATATTTTTATAAAAAATAACAAGTGGATAATTTATGATTCGTTAAATACATCTGATGCTAAAAATTATTTTAAAGTATTTTTTCCTCCTCCAAAAGTGGATTTTATTGATTCATCAATTCCTTCATCAGAAGAGCCCCAAAATTTTTATGGATAAAAAAAACTTGTTTTTTAGCTAAATAATACTTATATTAAAGTATGAATAAAAGTTACATTGTATTACCTATATATTCCGACCCTTTCCTGCATCCTTTGCATAGAAATAATAAGTTATCATTATTGTATGTAAGAGAAGTAGATTTTAAGGTAGATACTTTATTTAAAAAAGGTAAATTTATTCCTCAATTACATCCAGATTCTTCAGAAATGTTACAAGATTATTCTGAAATCTCAGAGGGAAAAGGTATTATTTTAACACTTGATTCAAAAAAACTTCAGCCAATATTTTCTACACATAAAAAAGTTCTTTG